GTCTCTTTCTGCATTACCTGTAGACCTTATTCCTGCAGCCTTTAATTGCGCCCTAGTTACAGCTATTTGAGCCTTTGATCCTATATACATTTTTTCTAACATAGTAGGTTCTCTTTTGCCTGTCATTAAATCTGCCATACTACTTGTTGCAGATATAGAACTAGCCGCACTACCTACAGATCCCGGAACCATTCCTATTATATCTCTATCTGGGCCATCACCTACTTCAATAGGTTTTACTGGTTGTGTTGTTGTAGCATCTCCTGCACCTGCTGCTGGCACGTCTTCAGGATTTACTGGAGTTCCATCAGCATTTACTTCGTAGTAACCTGCAGGAACAGGATAAATAGGTTTTCCACCCATGTGTGGAACCATCAGTGTAGCACCTTCTGCATTTTGATATTGTATTAGAGTAATAGATGCCTGACCCATTGAATCTTCAAAGGTAGGAACATTAGGTCTAGGCCTTGTATTACTTGTTCCAGTAACTAAGGGTCTTGTTGTAGGAGCTGAAAAATTAGAACTTGTAGGAGTTACATTGTTAGTTCTAGTTACACCAGTAGTAGATCCTCTAGTACTAGGTGTTACATTAACTCCAGTAGCTGCCTGTACTACACCACCTTCAGCCATTTCAACTTGTCTTCCTTCAGGTGACATAACAATTAAATCAGCCATACCAAATGGCATATCATCAGGCATAGTAGCTTCATCACTATTTCCCATCTGACCCATGTCTTCCATTTTCTTTAAGCCCATTTTAGCTTGTTGGCGTAACCCCATTAATTTTTCAAGACCAATAAATCTTACAACATCTGCTGGAAATACAAACTCACCCTCACTTAATTGTGCAGGTATGTCATCTCGCACTTCTTTTTGTGTACTTCCTACAGGTACATCATTACCTGACATAGGATCTACAGTGCCGCCTTGATCTTTAAGACCGCCATCTTCAAACATTTCCATTTGTTTTTCCATCATGGGAGTTCCACCTTTATTAAAATCAAATCCAAATTGGATACTTTTATTTTCTCCTGTTAAGTCAACATTTTTTATATTTTTTATAATGGGTGTATTGCGTAGCCTATCGTATAAGCCTTCCCCAACATTTTTTTCTTGTACTACAGGTTCATCTTTAAATGTATTAAAGTTTATTTCGTCTTCAGTTCTTGTGGTATCGTACAATCGTTGTATTCCGTTGTCAGTATTACGTCTTTTACTAAACTCTTTTGCTAAGACAGTCTGTGCTTCTTCTCTAGAAACAGGCTTCATGTCTTGGTGTAAAAGTTTATCTAGATTGTTTAATCTTTCTATTGCCTTTACATTTTCTGCATCAATGTTAGGCCATTTTACACCACTGTTAACTGCGTTGTCTACGGCCTCCTGTAATCTATTACCCTCTAGTATCTCTCCGTTCCATACTGTAGGTATAAGTGTTTCTTTACCCTTTATTTCTACAATTGCAGTTTTAACAGTGCTTAATGACCCATCTTTGTTTTGTACTGCATTGTCTGTAGCTATATTTTCATAGTGATGTTTTAGTATTGGGTTCATTGACATGGTAGATCTGTTTGGCGTTAGGCTTGTTGTTAATAAACCACCTGCGTCTAGCTTAACTTTTTTATCTACCATAACTGCTGCCTTACCTAGTTTATCTCCAGTTATTTTGTTTACAGTAAAATCTTTTCCTAGTGTTATTTGTACGTACTTTTCTAATTCTTTTTGATCAAAACCCTTTTGAAATCTAGCATCTGATCCTGTACCTATAATCCAACCATCTTCGGCTTTAACTTTAACTTTTGCAGCTTCTACGTCTTTTGTTCCTCTAGTTACAATAATAGCCTTTCCATCAGGAGCTAATATTCTTCCAATATTTTTTACAATATTATCTCTTTCATTTTTTGGAACTACATTTAAAACATTTAAATTAGTTATTCTTTTATAAGAATTATCTGAAATATCTGCAGGAGAAGAATAAGTAGGTATAAAATTAGCTTCAGGAAAAGGCTCAAAAGTATCATATCCAAATTCTTTTTTAGAAAGTCCTAAACCTGCACCGTAGTCTAAAGTTTTAGCCTCTCCTACCTTTTCATTTAGTAACCTGTCTGCTTTTCTATAAGTATTAATAGTATTAGAACGTTGTGTTAACTGTCACCTAGATGCAGGAGGCATTTCAACATCAGCTCTTTTAACAGAAGCCATTTCAGTAGTATCAATTTTATCCATGTGTTCAGGAAAAACCATAATTTGCTTTGATCTATCACCAAACTCTGCAAATAAAACGGAGTCATAACCTTGTTTTTTTATTTTTTCTATATTATCTTTTAGGTACAGTCTATCTTTATTATTTTTAACTACATAAGGTTTTTCTAATCCTGACAAATCAAACCTAGAAATAGACTGATTCATAGCTATAGGATTATCATCTATGTCTAATCCCTCTAATAGTTTACTGGTACTAGTAAGTACACCACTATCTCGTTTTCTTAATAAAGAACCACCCTTACCATCAGAACCCTCTATGTCAAAGTCTTTAAATGCCCTCATATTAGCATATTCACTTGCTATATTAGGATCTATTGTAAAGTAGAATCCTTCTCCCATAAACTGATCCTGTTTACGAGCAAAGTCTATATCAAAAAAGGGTTCGTCTGCACTGCGCTCTTTTGCTGTTCCATGATAACCAATCAAAGACCCATCATCAGGTTGTGAAGGTAGCTCCGCTTTTTCACTTTCAGGTAATTCGTCAAAAACTTTTCTAACGGCAGACTTTTTAGTGTCTGTAACCTTTTTAGCTACTTTAGCTAGTTTAGATGCTTTACTTAACAGACTCATTATTTAATATTTCATCCCTGAGTTTTTGTAGCCTACGTAATGTGTATATAGAACCTTGTGATCTGTGTACTGCAATCATGTTATCTGACTGTTCTATTGTACGATGTTGTTGATTTATTAACTCTTCTAGATAACTATTGAAGTTGTTCCATTGCTGGGGGTTGGATACCAGCCCCTTGAGCTTGCTGAGTATTTCCTTGTCCATTGTTTGCACTAAATCCCTGTTCCTGTGGTGAAGGTGCTATTCCTGTTCCTATCGTTCCTCCTCCTGCTCCTGTTGGATCTGCTGGGTTAGTTCCTGCTGGAGCAGGTGGCCCACCTTCTTGTGGTACTCCTTCTGGAGTAGCTTGATCTGGAAGAGGCTGTTGAAAGGCTTTCATAAGCTCTGCTTGTATAGCAGCTTCATTCATATTGTTAGTTACTTTATCGGGGTCTAGCTCCATAGATTTTGCAATCTCACGGATAATATAATCAAATTTAGCAAACGGTGCAAGTACAGGATTTGATGCGACTTGCATAAACTGCATTAATCTCTGACTTCTTACTTCGTTTGCCATTAAACTTTCTGTGCCACGAGCCTTAACTTCTAAGTCACCTTTAATTGCAGGATCAAAATCAAACTGCATATTAAATCTAAACAGTCCTTCACCTAAAGGCCGTAGTAAATAATCATCTACATTCTTAATAACATTTTTAATGCCACCACTAGCAGCATTCATTAACATACTAATACCTGAAGCTGTTCTACCTACTCCTGATACACCAGTCTGCCCATGAGAAAAGCTAGGCAATCCTGTGCTTTCATCTGCTAACACTCTAGCTTTGTCAAATAGCTGTAAGTTTTCTCCAGCTACATTAGGAAACTTCGTTCCAAAAATTGCTTGGCCGGGTGCGCCACCCTGTCTTCTAAAAACTTTTCCGGGATAGACAGATAGATCCTGACCGGGAACTAAGTTAGTTTCATCAACCTCAATAAGAAGGTTTCCTGCTAAAACAGCATTGTCAACAGCCATTCTCATAAAGCCATTCATTAATGTCTGGGTGTCATCCATGTTTTCAGCTATGCCTACGCCAAAGAAACTGTATGGGTTAAGCTCATATGGAGCAGCCATGTAAGGTATACGTGAAGGTTTAAATGGATTAATGACCATTCTAATTAACTTACCATTACATATCCATACATTAGTTTGTAATTCGTCTGTGTCTTCTAGCTCTTCAGGTATCTCTACACCCTGCTCTTGTAGCATTTCTGTATCACACATTCCCCAGTATTCAAGCACTTCAAATCTGTCTGTGCCGTATTCTGGTGCGTAATCAGATAAGTCATCTTCCCAGTGTTCCTTATCATAGTTTTCACCCATTTGAATTGCTTCATCAATTACAGCAGAACGAAAGTAAGGTCTTCTTTTTAATGCTCTTAACTGAGTACGTGACATTTTATGTCGCTCTATAACGAACTGTGCTTCATCCATATTGTTAGCATCTGGGTCTGGATAGAAGTTCCACACTGATACATGAGATACTTGTGGAACTGTTTTTATAGTAGGCTCATACTCGCCATCATCATTCCAACTAGGATACTCTTTATCTATAGCAAATGGGCCTTTCATTACACCAGTACCAAACAAAGCCATTTCAAATGCTGTACTTCGTAGATGTTTAGATGCACTAGATTCTTCTAGTTGATCTTGTATTTTTTTCTGCATAGTCTTTGCTGCTATCATAGCTGGACTAAATGTAACTGCTGTAGGAGTTTTACCTACTCCCATCTTTAAATTTTCTATTCCCTCAAGGTCATCTTTAAGAACTCCTAAATTTTCCATAAGAGTTTTTTCTGTAGCTCCTGCTGGAACATCCATACCATCACCTGAAAATCCATAAGGACTGTCTTTAGGTTCTGTTTCTCTAAGTTGCTCTGGTTCTTTAGGATCAAAGCTAACATCTGAAACTACACCATCGGGTAGCTCTGTAGGATCAACAGTTAATGGAAATCTATTATTAGCAAATAACACATCTATTATCTGGCCATAGGCAGCAAGAGTTTTAGTTTTAGTTACTTTAATAAATACACGAGATTTTTCTGCTTCAGTAAATTGTACGTCTGATCCATATATACCTCTGTAGTTGCGGTAAGATCTTAGCCAGCGTGTTTCATCTTGCTGTCTATAATCATCTGCTCTTTTATATCTTTCCATAATAAAAGGAATTATAGCAGATACGTCAATATCTTCAGTAACAGATTCTTCTGTATCTTCCAGCATAACTATTTCGTCTTCAATAAATACTTCGTTTTCTTCTGCCATTTATTTTACCTTTAATAGCCAAATGTTGCATCTGCAACAGGCATTCGTGATGTTCTTGTATTACTTGCATCATAGTCAAATATACTAAACCTTGGTCTTGACATTATACCATATCTTAAAGCATCATACAAGTGGTCTTCTGAAGTTGTGTCAATATCTTCTGGATTCTTTTTATCTATGGGTAACGCTGGTAGTTGAGCAATAAGATTGTGACAATTATTAAAAAATACTAATCGTGGTTCTTCTGTAAACTCATCTATCTGTAATCTTCTGTGTACTTCGTTTTTACCTGCTACACGTGAGCCTTTACTTCTGTCTGACGGCCTCCACCTGCAACCTCGTTGTACCATTTGTTCTGCTAGAGATGGGCCTGTATCACCACGTTTGTGCCACAGAGAAGAGTCAAGTACTCCGTATCTCATTCCACCATCACCAGCTTCTAGTTCTAGTATCATGTCTGCTAAGTCAGTAGCTAGTACCTTGCTTACGTAAAGTTCTCTATATACAATAAGCTGTTCATTTGGGGATACAGCGAACCATACAACGCCTGATTTACTTCCGTATCCGTAGTCACATGCTCTAAACCTAACCCAGTTGTTAGGTACATCAAAGGGTTCAACAACATGTACATTCCTATCAAACTCTGTAAATGCTGCACCTTCTTTGATATCCCAATCGCCATCTAGTAACTGCCTACGTTGTTGTTCAGGTAATGACAGAAGCATTGCTTCATAGTCACCTTGTGCAGCTAAGTATGGGTTATCTCTTAATCTAGCAGGTATAAACCTACGTTTAAACAAAGGTCTGCCTGCTTTTTCATGACCTGCTGGGTACTTTAGTTCTTCTCCTGTTTCAATGTCTGTAGCATTAAAAGGTGTGTCTGTAGCAGCAGGATCAATAAACATTTTTTTGACCCAGTGATGTCCTCTACCACCCGGATTTGTAGTAGCTCTCATAAAGACTGGTAAGTCGGGTGCAGTGGATCGTAGACGAGAGCGCATGTAGTTCCATGCGAATGGTGTGGGCCATTGTGTTAACTCGTCAAAACCTATCCAACTAAACGCCAGACCCTGATAACGCAAAGCATCGTCCTCTCTGTCAAGGTACGACATCCACAATCTTGCACCAGATGGTGCGACCCACTGCATCTTTCTTTCTGACCACTTTATTCCGGGCCAGATTTTTGGATACATCTCTTGAGACTTAAATATAAGCTCTCTAAGCTCTTCTGTAGTATGTCGCAATAACAACCCAGAAAATGCAGGATGCCCCATATATCGTAACGGATCGGCAAGCATAGCATAGCTTTTTCCACCACCTGCCGAGCCGCCATATAAAACTTCTCTTTCACCTGCAGCAAGGAACTCAGTCTGAGGCCCATGATTAGGTTTAAATATAACATTATGTTGTTCTTCAATAGTCTCAATAGGATCAAGTTTTTCAATCTCTATTACTTTAGGTTGTTCTAGCTTCTTCTTCGCTGTAGCTTTCTTTTGAACCGACTCTTTGGCTTTCAATTTTTTCCGCTTTGGCGATCGCCTCTTTGGCATAGTCTGCCCATCTGCGTAAGCTTGCAGCTTGGTTGTTTCTTCTTTTTTCATTTTCTAAACGTTTCCTTAAACCTACGTGTGATATGTATCTACCTGTATTGCGAGTTAGCCATTGTGACACTTCTCTATACGAATACTGTTTTAAATAGCGTTTTGCTATTTCTAGTTTATCTAGTTGGTCAGGTATGGGGTTTAGTATACCGTTGTCTTTTTTATCTACTTCATACCCAAAAGGTATAGTGCGAGAAATCTTAGGTATTGCTACCCATTCATTTTCTTCTTTTATATCTGTAGGCTGTGGTAATTTCCACTTACCTAAACTTTTACGTTCCATTATTTTAATGTAGCTCTATTGGTACTAGAACTGTATCTATACCTACTAATAGGTTTTCCTGATAGCTTTGATGCTCTTTGTTTAGCTCTCAAAGATGGAGTCATATTACCTCTTAATATACCTTTAGTTGTAGCTTTATTAGTTCCACGATGTAAATTACCACTATCTTGTAATTTTTTTGTAGCTATTGCGTAGGCAGATTTTTTTGAGTGTCCTTTATTTATAAGCTGTGAGGATAATCTATCTAGTATTTTTGGCATTATTATTCTTCTGTATTCTTAGGGGGCATTAACATTACACCACCTTTAGCTTCTACTTGTACTTTCTCTGTCTTAACGAGTCCAGTACGATCTAGCAACTCTTTAGCTGCTGACATTTTATCTCTTATGCCTAACTCAGTAGGATCATATAAACCACCTACCATAGCCATTGCAGCTTTAGGAGCATTACGTGCCATATAGCTTTGTGTGCTTTCTAGTATTTCTTCTTTCATAGAATTAACAACTTCAGTAGTACTAGTAGCGTCAGAATAACCTGCAAGTTTTTTAGCAGCGACTACATCACCACCTGCCCCATCAAAGAGTACAGATAAAAAAGTCTGCTGTCTTTCTGTTAGTTGTCTAGCCATGAGCCATCTCCAGTGCTTTTTCTTTTGTCTCATCGTTACGTCTAGTCCAGCCTTTACCGAAGGTATCAAACGTAGACAGCTTCTCATAAAAACTTTGACGTGTGTAATGCATTTGTTCTATTATTTCTACAGCTTCTATATCACCTACTGCAGCTATTGTCATCGGGCCTATGCCACCATCCTGCTCTACACCGACTATGCGTTGCAAAGCCTTGGCTGATCGTGATACGCCTGAATTAACAGCCCAGTCAAATACACAAAGATCAACCCCACTAGGAAGTTGATCACATTTAGCTCTATTCCAATAATTCTTTTTATAGATAGGTGCTACATCTTCGTGCGTCAAGTCACGCATTTCTTTAGGCGTAGTCTCTCTGCCTACCCACTTGTCATAAACTTTTTTAGTGACACCATAATTTGTAATGCCACCTGGATCTTTAGGATGATTTACAAAACCGCCTTCGTGTTCTAATATTATTTCTAAACACGTATTGTAGTTAGTTATCATTT